ATATCCAGAAACAGCTTGTATGCCAAGTCTTTCATAAGCTTCTTCGATGATTTCATCGACAGCAAATGTCTTGTCAAAAGTAACTGTGCCTGAAGTTGTATTGGCCATCAGTTATCTCCTAATATAGTTTCTTAAATTCTGCTATTACCGTATACATGTTTCCAGCATCTGCGGCACCTGCAACTACAAGGTTAACATCACTTTGGTTACTGTTAGCTGATTTGTCAGTTTTAATTCCACCAAATTCTCTAAAGTCCCAATAACCTGATCCTGTTAAACCTATTACAGGTATGTCTCCATTGTTGTCTTCTTCATCCATACGAACATAAGAATCTCCACCATCTCCACCTTGAGATGAAAACCAAACTCTTTGTAATACTAAGTGTAGACAAGAATCACCTTCTGAATTTTTTGCCATTGCTGACACATCTCCAAAAACTGTTGTTCCGCCATCTCCGTCTGATTGATTTACATACTTGATGACTACTCTTGCATCATTTTCTTGTAAAATAGTTGGTCCTGTTACTGTATCTGCCATAATCCCTCCTTAATCAAGATTACTAAATGGGGCCGAAGCCCCATTCTAATTGTTATTTATTATTCGTATACGTTTCTGCTACAAGCAACATAGTGAACGTTGACTGCTTCCGCTGCCGCCGCTCCTGCTTCAATTCCAACGTATGGAATTAAATCAATGTTATCTGTCAAAGCTGCTGTTCTAGTAGTACCAGTTGTTACTGCTGTACCACCAGTGCTGCCCGCAGTAGTTGTTACGTTGTACTGTATACCATTTACAAAAATTGCCGCTTTTCTATCTGAATCAACTTCAATTTTAAAATGATAAGGTGTGTTTATTGCAACAGTAATTGGTAATACACTAATGTAATCAGTGCCACCAATACTATGAACAAAATGCCATTTAGCAAAAGTCGTAAAAGCTTCACTGTTTGTAGCATCTGTTTGATATTTAAAGAACATTTGGTTAGCGTCAGTTGCAACTAATTGATCATTAGTTAACTTTAGACCAGCCCAAACTTTTTGATTATCAAGTGCAGGTATCTGTAGTGATGTTTCAAAATGTACAGAGTTTTCAGTACCCCATAAAGTTCCTGCCCATGCTGTCGCCGCAGTATCTAAATGTGGTGTTAGAATACCTTGATCTTCATCAGCTGTTGCTGTTGTTACTAAAACTCCAGCGCCAGTTGTCGCAAATGTACATAGAGCAGTAGTCATGTTAGTTCCTAATGCTTCCCAGTTTCTGTTTAAAGCTCTTTGAACTTCAACTGTAGATACTTGGTCTATATTTGCATTGATACCCGGTCTTTGCATGAAGTCTTCTTCTAAGTAAGCTCTTCTTGCGTCTTTTGCAGGTGTACCAAAAGTTCTATCGTGAACCACACCAGTTGATGCAGTTTTACTTATATTTTTAAATCCGTTCTCCGATCTTACGGGTCCCGAAAAAGTTGTGTTAGCCATAATATTCCTCCTAGAATATAATAAATGTAGTCCCTAGGGGTTGTCGACTATACGCGTCTACATTTAAATTTATTTAAAATTTGTATAGTGATAAATTTATATGTTATTTTTAAGTAGAGTGCAAGAGATCCTTACATAAAAGTGCGATTTCAGCGATGTAGCTTTGTGACTTAAGTAGCTACAGAAACTTGTGGAGCAGCATCATCAATTTGATTCTGCCTTGTAGCAATAGCTGCTTCTTCCAGCTTTATGTCAGTGATAACTCTTTTAATCGTGTCATCTATTCTAACCATGTCAAGAGTATATCTGTTATTATCCAGATGCTCCTGCTGCCACTTCAACTCCAAGGACCTTTTTTGTTTGTATAGGTCTTGTATCATTAATAACCTCTTCATAAGTTATTCTGTTTGATCCCGAATGGTAACTATCTCCGAGATATTCCCAAACTATACTCTTTTCTCCTAGTTTGTCAAGCACCGCTTGTTCAACACTTTTAGCTGTATCATCAACATGCTCAACATTAAATTTAGCATGGTAATTATAAGCCCAGACATTGATAGAAGTTTTTTTCATATTATTACTTTCTTATTAGAATATGGCGGAACTATGTCCCGCCATATAAAATTTAATGATTATGCTCCTGGTGAAGCAAACACACCTCTATAGTCAGAAACGCCAAATACGTATCTTTCTCTAGCTTTGTATCTTACATTACCAGTATCGAAGTCACCTTCCATTTTAGTAGTCATGGGAGTTCTTTCGAAATGTTTCATACCATTTGGCACATCTGTAATAATGTAGAATGCATCAGTGTCTGTTAAGTAATTGTTAACAGAGTAACCTTGAGGAATCATCCCCATAGATTTGATAGCATTGATATCATTATCAGCAGTTCCAGTTCTACCAGCAGAAGCCATAAGTCTTTCAGCTGTGAATTGTAGTGCAGATGGGATGATCATCTTCATACCCTTAGCGGCGATTTTTAAACCTCTTTCATCAGTGAATGCATTGATATCAATCAATGATTGTTCTAATGAAGTTTCGTTTAAATCCGCTGCAGTTGCTAGTGTGTTAGACACAGTTCCAGCAATTGTAGGGTGATTAGTAGCAAAAAGTGCTGATCCGTCACCTGAAGTGAACGTACCGAATCCATTGTTAAATGGAACTGCACCTTTAACTTGTTTTGTTTGAGCCATAGATCTTGCTAAAGCTTTAGTATATCTAGAAGCTAGTCTATCATATAAGTTATCCTCAATTGCTTCCTCAGTGATAGCAAAAGCGAGAGCAATAGTCTCGTTAGTGTATCTTGATGTGAAAGTTTCTTGAGCATTGTCGTATACAACTCCGCTACCTTCTGTTTTTACTTGTGCTTGTGCAAAACCACTTAACATTACTTCTTCTTCAAAAGCTCTGTCAGATGACTCTGTAGTAAAGATATCAGCTGCCTGATTCTCATACTGTTTGTATTCCAGGCCGAATAAAGCATTCAATCCTGGCTCTAACTCTTTTACGAGTTGGTTTCTTGATATAGCCATATTTTATCTCCTTATATGCCTGCTGAGTTGTTTCCTAAGATATGTTCATTAATCATAACTCTAAGAGTAAAACCCTCTTCAGTTACATCAGAATGTTCAGGATCTCTTGAAACACCTATTATTTTTAGTTGAGCTGTTCCTGCGCCTGTTGTTGCCGATATCTTTGATAAAGAATTGAACAACGGTGAGCCGCCATTAGCTGTAACTTGATCTGCGCACTCTCCTACTTCATTAGCAGCGAATGCAGTATCTGCAGACATTACTTCAAACATTTGTTGCGGATTATCATTGATAAGTGCAACTATGTCTGTAGCTGTGTTAGAAGCGGGCGAATAGTTCGACCATGTTGGTTTACTAGTTGTTGCGTCTGTATAAAATACACCGTTAAGTACGCCGAGGTTATTCACCCCTCCGTTAGCAGCAGTAAGCACAACTCCATCAGCAGTTAAAATTGTCAAAGCGCTATGACAAATTAAAGCTGAAGAAGCGGCTACATTCCACTCACTTAAACCGGCAGTATTATACGACTGTCCAACCATCTTAATGGGTCTGAAACCAAACCCTGTTGTTGAAGCGTTAGCCATATTATTTTCTCCTTAGTGAACCTGCCTCGAAAGGCCTCCAGTTCGATTAATTTATCCGTTGGGTCGAAGTGTTAAAATTTTTAACTTTTCTTGCCACCGAAGGTTGTACGAGATTGTCTATCGATGTCGATAGGCATTCCCCTATGCTGTTCCTTCATAAGATCGTTATCTATTGCAGTGATCTGATCACCCGCTTCTTTAGCGTAGTAAGCTTCTCTCTGTTTTGCGATCTCTTCCGGTACCCTTGTCAGCACAAGGCCTCCGTGCCCGATTACCCCTGCGTATTTGCCGTCCATGATTGCTGGAAAGTCCTCATTTGGATATTCGTCGGCTCTAACTAATTCATAACCAGACCTTAAGCGTCCTTGTATGTTCTTAGTGTCCTGAAATCCCATGATTTCCGTCCTGACCCATCTGTGTCTGAATCCTTCTGGCGCGTTGGGCGTATCTAAGTACGATGGTGGAGCCCAGGGTTTTAAAGCAGCTTTCGGTTTAACCGTAGATGCTTGTGATTCTACTTTTGTAGTATCACTTTTAATAGTCTGGCTCGCACGAGTTGGTTGTTTTTTTGTCATATGCCTATACCTCCTTCGTGATTATAAGTTGTTTCGCATACTCTTCTAGCGGCACACCTAGCTTTTTAGCTATTGTCACCTGTGTTGGTGTGAGTCTCACAGTTTTGCGACCAGTCTTTAAACTACGCGTTGCAGAGGCAACGTTTTGTGTAGGTTTACTAATCTTTTGTTCTACCTTATCAAACTTATGGGGGAATTCAAGTCTTATTCTCTTATCCACCTCTTTATAATATTCATCCGATTGTGGGTCCATACCCTCCTCTTCAGTAAGTTTTCTGTGTAGGTCAAATGCTGTATAAGTCATGGCATTATCCTTGCCAAACCAGTCATTTTCTTCAGCCCACGACTCTGCTTTTGGATCTCTTTGTGCAGGTGCCGGTTGTCTTTGCTGTTGATATTCTGGTTGAACAGGCTGTTCTCTAGCCGCAGTTTCCTGCATTTGATGCTGTGTTTTTATCTCAGCAAGTTTACCTTGTTCATAACCTAATTGAGAGATGTCAGTAAGTGCTTCCACTTCTGATTTAGAGTCCTCATTAGTCCTAGCTGCTGCAAGTTTTGCTTGAGCCGCTGCTAACGATGACGTAATTCTACCTTCCATTTCTGTAGCATAATTTTTATCTACAGCTACGGCAGTAGCTTCATATCTATCTCTCTCACCTTTAATACGAGTTGCATAAGACAAAGCTTCCTCTTTTTGTCTTTCCGCTTCACGCATTTTTTTTGTAAGTTTTGCTATTCTTTTCTTAACGCCTTCAGAGTATTCTTCAACGTCCCTAGAGTTATCTTTTTGTTGATCACCCCCTTCTTCAGAAGTTCCCTGTACAACTTTTCCTCCGTCGTTCTTTTCATCTCGAACATCAGGCTGCTCATTAGATTTCTCAGGTGTATCATTGGGCTCATTATCGTATGTAACATTTGCTTCATTTTTTTTATTTTCATTTTCATAAGTTTTATCATTCTCATTTTCTACTTCTGGCAGTTCAACATTTGCA